CACCTTGCTGGATGTTCCTGCGGGGGTGTTTTCGTCCACGAACACAGCCAGTCCCTTGGAGTGGATGTCGTCACCGAGTTCAACCACACGAGAGATGTATCGTCCAATCGTGGACATAGTGATGGCGGCTCCGTATAGACCATACAGATACACAATCGGTGAAACTGCCGTGAGATTTCCGCGATTCAAGGTGTATTGCAGGGTGGGAGAACCCGTAACCGTTGCAGTTGGATAGATCGTCTCGTTGTTGATGAACGAGTTTGATCCGATGCTGCGGCTTACCGAGCAACTGGTTGGAATCACTTCAGGAGCATAGAACTTCAGAACCTGTGCGCCATTGCAGGACGACAGATTCGGATATTGAATGAATCCCGTAGTGGCTTGCGAGAAATCGCAGCGACCAAGCGAGAACATCAGGTCGGTGCTGTTGTCCGCAACCGCCGCTCCGATCCCCTGTGGTACGAAAAGGGTTCCAACGCTCTGATTGTTTCCTGCGCGACCGCCCACCGCATCGGTGTTCTCGTTCGTGTTGTAGGATGAATCAGCGGCAAACAGTTCGTAACTGTCGCTGTTCGTGAGAACGCACAACGCGTATTCGCCTGGCTCAAGATAAACGGGGCTGCTGAACTCAAACACCGTTTCCTGCGGAGAGGTGGCAGCAGCAGTGACTTCAGACGGCTTCTTCGTGACCGTGCTGAACGGAACCACAACAGAGGGTGACGGATATCCGCTCACGGTGGGACGAATCTGCACCGTGACTGGCAGCGAATCGTCTTTTGCAGCAAAATATAGGGATGCGGTCTTCAGCATCAAGCCGTCAGGATACACCTTCTTGTCAACAAAGAATGTCTGCGAAAGCGGATCGCTCCAGTGCGTGGATTCAACGGAATCTATGTCACGGTTGAACGGATCCTTTGAAACCGCTTCACTTGACACGGACTGCCGCCGTACTTCAGCAGGCAGCACCGAAATGCATCCGTTATCGCGCTGTTGCAGAACTCCGTTGCAATAGTACACCGCATCGGCAGCAATGCTGGCGTTTTCAGTGACTGCGGAATCCGAGATGCGAACCGTCTTCTCTCCGATGGTGTATGTGCCAGCGGTGATGCCGAAGGCGAACGATGCCGAGCCGTTTGCATCAGTGCTTACGCCTGCGGTCACCACGGTTCCATCAAAATACACGGAAAGACCAGTGGCATTGGGCTTCAGTCCGTGAACCGTTCCCGTGATCGTAGCCTGCGGAATGAACGGCAGTACACTACGATCCACGATGCGCGAACCAACACGATACTTGATGCGATTCTTCAGTTTACGAGTCTTGATGAAGTTGCTTGTCTTCTGATTAACGCTGTCAGCCTTGCGGTTTGCACCGATGCGGTTGCTGCCAGAGTTTCTTGACGGGATGGCAGAATCGCTGGTGACGCGAGGCAGTTCAAGCACTCGCTTCTGAATCTCATCCTGCTCTTCCTCAATCTCCTCTATTCCCGTCCAGATGCTTTCCCAATCATTCCATTGGGTTCCGAATCCGCGTAGGTCGCTTGGATTCGCGGACTGCCAGTTGTCGTTCTCCATGAGAGAGTTCGTCTTGATGAGCGGACGATATCCCGTGTCAAAGAACGGAGCAACGGTTGAAGACAGGTTCATGTATCCGAGCCAGTTCACCGTGTTGGACGGATTGATCTTTACCGTCTTGGTGTAGAACTGATTCTCAATATATGGAACAGTGTCATAGATGAGCGTCATCACGCCATCGGTGGACACAGCCACGCCAGAGGTTGTGGAGGCGAAATCCGTGACACGAACTGCTTGCGTAGTAAAGAACGGACGCATCTCGCCACGCTCAAAGTCTATGGAGCAGGAGTACAGAGGATCCGTAACATCACCGACCGAGTGACCGTAGAACTCGTCCACGAAAATGGATGTCTTCAGAGGTTCTGTTGCTGTGGGAGCGGACGGAGCGCGGAGCGAACGCGACTCAATCTCGGATTCCGACAACGACAGTTTGGCAAATACCTCAACATCGTCCACCCGCTTTTCAAGTTTTCCGATGTCTGCCATCGTGAACCGCTTCGTTTCAACGGGATCAAGGATCACATCAGTGGTGTTGTGCGTATACGCAGGAACGATGATGGTGGAAATGACCAGTGCGTCCTGTGGATCGGGAGGAGCAACAGGAGACAGGTCGGGCGTTCCCTGAACCAAAAAGAACAGAGCAGAACCGTCATCGGGATCAGCCTTGACACACAGTTTGTCTATGCGGGGCAGGTAATGCGTGTAGTTCACGGAGGTGTTCTGCTCCACCGTGAAGTTCGCGTTTCCGCCGTATGGCTTGATGCGGACAGCCCCTGCGGTCGGTCCGCTGTGGCGGAAGTCCAGGCAGTTTGCCAGAGATACCGTCTTGCCTGTCTTCGGATTCGTGAACAGCGGAATCTTTTCGTATGGAAGAGTTCCGTAGGACAGTGAGCCGATGAATGGTGCAGACTCAAGACCGCTGTGAACGAATCGCAGATACGAAACCGTGAGATTGATGTTGGGGGCGGAATACCGAGCATTGCTTGCTGCGGTGGACTTCAGATATAGCCGAGACAAGCCGTAGAACGACTCTTTCTGTCCGTCATCCAACTCAAAATCAGCGGTGACATCAGTAGTGGAGTTGTCACTAGTGTTTGTTGCGATCACTGATGTAACTGCATACACATCGTAGTGATCAAACTCGTAATATACCTTCGCGTTTGTTGTGTCGGTGTCTGATGTATCTGTCCGTTTGTCTGCCACTGCTGCAAATGTGTCGGTGGTAGCAGTGCTGGTCTTTGTGCGATATTGACTAGTGAGAGACAAGTCAGGAGAGTAGATCGCGGGAACGATGACGCGAATCCCGTCACCCGTAAATCCAGCCCATCCGTTTGATGCAGAGTTCGTCACGGTCAAGGTGAACCGACCGTTGTCGCCAGACAGTGTTCCGCTTGAAAGCGCGGCACATTGTCCGTTGTTGTTCACAATTCCGATCTGATTTATTTCTGACTGCGTGGTTGTGGCTGTTCCGTAGTTCTTGAAACGATAGGGAACGCTTGAACCAAGCGTATTAAAATTGGACGAAAGATTTACGGTGTATACTGCTGTTTCGGGATTTCCGCCTGCTGCGGAAGTATAAGTTATTGTCGGAAGATCATCGCTGACGAGTTTTCCGTACAGCGTAAGGCTGGTGATGTTTCCGATTGCATAACCAGGCTTGATCTCATACACAAGCGAAGAGTTTGCCGTGTCTTTTACCGTTGGAAGATTGGTGTTTACGGTAGAGTTGAAGAATGCACCGAGAGTGTATCCCGTAGCAACATCCTGATAGATGAATCCTGTTCGTCCTGAAGTCACCGATCCGCTGATACCGTGCAGGAACACGCGATATGTGTTCGTGCTGATGGGTAGCGCACCGTGAATACGGGCTGTTCCCTTCAGTGCGCGAGTATTATCCAAGAACCTGACAAGAGCAGAACCCGATGCGATCTGCGCCAGATTATCCGCGAATGTCTGACCAAGATTGGTGGATCCGCCAACAGAGACATCAATGTAGTTGCCTACTGCATACGGGAAGGAGATCGCGGTTTCCGTGAGCGTGGTTCGTGCCTTCGGAAGGGTGACTTCCTGCGGGTAGGCATTTTCCACTTCCTTGCCGAAAACATAAGCCTTTCCGCTGCCGATGTTCAGTTTGTAGTTCGTGCTGTCGTTTGCCTTTACCTGCACATCAAAAGGTCTTACCGTGTAAGAACCTGATTCATCGTAGGTGCGACGAGCAAGCGCGTTCTCGATCTCCCCGTAGGTGACGCGCTCAACCTTCTTTGTGACACGACCCGCTTCAAAACGGAGCAGTTCCACGAAGTCGTTTGGTGTTTCCGTCAGGTCTGCCTGTCCAAGAGTCAAGACGATCTTGTAGCGGTCGGCTCCTGGTGCGTTGTAGTTGTAGGATCCGATTGCAGGATCGCGGAGAGAGGAGTCTTCCTGCTCCGTAACATTGTCGTTGGTGACGCTGAATCCGATCTTCTTGGACAGCAGCGCAAACGGCTCGCCACCAGCAGATGCAAACTCTAGATCACGATACTGCCCATCGGTGTTTATCTGATACGGAGTAAACTGCTGCAAAGCGGTCTTCACAAAGAAACCGTTGATATAGAATATTCCCTCGGAAACACTGACAACCTTGCACGATCCCGTAGCGTATGTCTCGGTCGCCAACGGAAGCGCGTTTGTACCTGTGTAACTAATGTTCGGGCTGTTTGTCAGGTTCACCGTAGACGCAGAGAACGCGGATCCTGAGTAGAAGTCTACGATCAGTATCAGATTTCCGTCTGTCTGCGAATCGGGAGCAAGATACCCTACAACTTTAGCCTTTGTTGTCTCTGCGGCGTTCGTGGAGGTCAGAATCGCCCCGACAAGCGGCTCAAAGTCCGTGACACCGAACAGAGGGGTTCCCACCCCAACACCCACCATGAGGTAGGACGAGTTGCGGACGGTGATACCACCGCCAACGATTCGTGAGCCGTCCTTGAACAGGTGGTCGCCTGCCCGCGACAACTGATCCTGAAGAATGGACTGCAACTGCGTGAGTTCACGCGCCTGAACCGCGTAACCAGGCTTGAAAAGCACACGCAAAAACCCCTTTGCAGAGTCAAAGTCATCGTAATATGGATTGATGTTGAAAATGCTGGGATCGTATGCCATGTGTTCCTCTTAGAATCCTAGACGGAGCCTAAACTCTTCGGTTTGACCTGTTCCGCGTGTGACTGCTCGGACATTGTTTATGTATAGTATTTCCCCTGATGTTGGATCTATTTCTGGCAGGGTGTACTTACTGACAACATATGCTTCAAGTGCAGTTCCCGTAATGCCATAAGTCTCAACATCGCGGAACCGTCCAGTGACATTCGTGAGATAGAGAACACCGTATGCAGCATTTACAAAATCCCACCGATACACTGTTCCCCTTGCGTAATGCCCAAACTCGCCAGTGACACCCTGATGCACGGTGTCGCCGTTAGAGAACGAGTTCTGCGTGAGCGGAGAAGTCGTGATATCAACGAATCCTGTTTGTGAACTTACACTTGATGCGAGTTCAAGTATATGGAGTCCGCTATATGCAGGAGTATTGTTCAGATCAAAATACGACTGACCTGTCTCAATGACTTTATAGAGTCGCTGAACCTCGTTTGTGTTTTCAACTATTTCTGCTTTTACACCACTGGTTTTTGTTACAAGTACATATTCGCCGTTCGTGGCGGCTACAGCGGACACATCTCCAGTAACCTGTGAGGACTGTCCGTAAATATCGTATCCGTTTACAAAATTTCCATTTGTGATTAGGCGAACACCCAGTTGAGTAGAAGACTGATTCAGCACTGTGGCAGACACGCTTATGTCGTATCCGTAACTGATGCCGTTACCGCTCGGAGTGGTTATAAGCGATCCTGCGGGAACGCTCTGCGTCACGGTTTCGCCAACAAAGAAATCGGGAGAGGTATTTACCGTAAGTGTATAATCACGAATACGATCAAGGCGAGTGACAAATCGTCCAGAAGAGTTCAGGGTCTTTAGCGTGACACGGTTCGTCTGCGAACTCGGAGCGGACTTTATGCTGTCAACCTTCGCAAGGGCAAAGGAATCAGTTCCGATGATATAGTTGTCCGCCGAACCGTCAAAGTGCGAGGCATCGGGGATAGCGTCCTCGCGGTACAGCGTGATGTCGCGGTAGTACGGTTCATCCTGTCCAGCAAGCAGTGCGGTGCCACCGAGCAGACGAGGGTTCTTTATTATTCCGAACTGACGGTACGATCCGCCCGTAATAAATGTTTCGGAGTCTTCCTCACCGATATCAACAATAATGATGATGTCCTTTACATTCAGTTCTTTCAGAATATTGCTGCCGTGACCGCCCTTCGGAGACAGCACAGCCGTCAGGGTGGGGTGATCGGTTCCCGCAGAAATCTGGCTCGTGACTTCCACCAGAACCTTGCTGTAGTTTCTGCCGCCATTGCCGTTGATTTGTATGTCAACTGCGGTGATCTCTTTGTCGGAGTTCATCGTGGGGAACGCAAATGCCCCGCTGCCGTCACCAACGATCTTGATGTATGGGAGGAAGTCCACTCCCGCACGAAGAGTGGATGTGGTTGGCGTGACAACGAAATCCACTGCATCATTTTCCACCGTGAACACATATTCGTTCGTGCTTGATGTGGCTGCGGTGATCACACCGTAGTTGTTGATCTCTGCGGGATTGGCTTGGCTTGCGCTGACACGCATCACATAGCCAACAAGATTGGTTGGCGTGTTGTTCGTGAGAAGGTTGATTCTGTCCCGAGAAGTCGGATCCGTGACTCGCACCCGCTTGGTAGTGGAGGTGATTTCCTCAAAAGCGGCGACTTCAATCGGATATGGAGTATTGCCACCAGCAATAACCGAGTTGAATGCATACGGATACTCGCCTGGCGTGGCGGTGTTGTCCACATCAATGCGGGTGATCTCTCCGTTGACTGCCTCAATCTGTGCGTTGTACTGATTCTGTGTTTCGTTGTCGCTGCTCAGGGACGCAACATCAATGGGAATGTAGTCCGTGAGTTCATACGGAAGATCGCCTTCCTTGATGGTGGCAAGGTACTTCCATGTGTAGCCATCGGAAACCGTGAACGGCTCGGTGGTGACTTGGCTTGGCTTGACGGTTGATCCGTTTTGGCTCCCACCGTTGTTTCCAAGGCACTTATACACATGGTTTGCGTCCGTAACCACATAGAATATGGCAGGATCAGTGTCGTCAAACAAGTCTACCGCGTCATCGTACTGATCGTACACCGTTCCGTTTGTCCACTCGTAGCGGGGCAGGGCAAACAGTATGTTCTGCGGGTTCAGTTTCTTGTAGCCCACGATCTCGTTCATCACCTGATATTCTGCGGCAACCGTGTCGGAATACGCAGAAGGGCTGTTCTCGTTTGCCCATGTTGTTCCCTTTGCAACGAAAAAGAAGTACTGATTCTCGTTGCGCTCAAGTTCCGAAAGGAAACTCTCCGCGTATGACCGTTCTATGGATGCCTTCAGGTAACTCGCCATTTGTATTCCCCTTATCCGATGTTACTATATGTATCGCCACCCAATACCGTTCCATCGGCAAGCACGGTTCCCGCAGACTTGTACAGCGAGTCAGGGAATGTGAAGAACTCCTGCAAAGTGATTCCGCCAAAGCAGATGCCCGCAGGGATGGTGGACAGACCCTGCGTGTTCGGGTGGTGTTCAATATCCCAATAGGTGAGTCCTGCCGTGTATGCGCTGTTGTGCGATTTCGCAAACGAATCAGGCAGGGTTTCCGACAAGTTGTACTTGTACGACAGGTACTGATACACCTGCTGCCGCTCCACTTCCGTGAGTTTGCGGTTGAACACGATGACTTCATGCAGCACGCCAGTAAACGAGTACGATGGAGTGTTTGCAAGAACGGAATTGATCCAAGCCTGTGAACCAACCACACCACTACCAGTGGCACCAGCACTGATGTTTGCACCAATGCGACCAATGATGATGTCCGCAGCATTATATTGATTTGGACCTGCGGCGAATCCATTTTCTAATTGTGGAAGAAACAAGTCTCCGTCTGGCATATGATTGCTCCCTTACACTCCGAACCGTCCGCGTGTGCTGTTGAAGTTCTGCAAAATTTCTTGGGGTGTCATCGCCCGAGAATAGACACGAACCATTGACACTTCTCCCAACCATCTGTAATCAATTCCAGTTCGGATATAGAATTGTTGATTTCCCATGATACGATCACCCACAGAAACCTTTTTTTCACTATACACTTCTGCTCCATTAAATGCTGCTTCCTTTACGAGAGAACCGTTCGCATACATCTGCAAACGAGTTGTGTTTGTGGCGGCAGAATATTCAGAAATGAAAACCAAATGCGTCCATCGGGAGGTAATGTTGTATGGAGCATTCCACTGAACATACTTCTGACCACCAATATTCATGCTCCAAAAGTAGACGTTAGCAGTGGTGTACGAGCCATAATACGGAAGCCCTCCCGAACCAGCAAACATTTTAAGTTCGCCGTCTGTCGGAGTTGATGGCTTGACCCACGCTTCCCATGTCATTTTCTCGCTGTTTGTCGGAATCACATCCGAGTTTGTGGTGATGACAGTGGTTTTCCCATCAAACACGATGGAATTGGTTGCTGTAGCAGGACGACCAAACACAGAACTGATTGCGCCAGATGGGCTAGTGTCGTAAACAGTTCCGACACCATTGTTCAGCAAATCTTCAATGCTTGGTTCGGTTCCGTCCACAACATCAATTCGCGGACGGAAGAACAGGGTTTCCGCACCAGGAACCGAGTCTCCATAGTGCAGCACTCGTAATCGGGATGTATTCGGTTCAGCAGATCCCCATATCAAATCATTATAGACACCACCCGCACCACCAGAAAGCGGAGCGTAGGTCAGCCCGTTTCCACTTCTTACATAGAATCCACTATACGGATCGTTTCCTCCTGTAGCAGTTCCAAAAGGATGCACATGACCAACAACAAGAATCCATGTGTCTTGTTTCCCAGTAAACGCAGAGGATTCAGAACTATTTGCAGTGAAATATGCATTAGTCTGTGCTGTACCGTTAAACTTGCTGGTATAAGATGCGTTTGCTGCTCCAAAGTAAAAAGTTCCAGTGCCAAGCACTTTTCTATTCACCCAAACCGAATATCGGTATTTCTTTGTTCCAACGATTGGCACTGCGCCACCAATGAATCCACCGTTTGGATTGAACGCGGCATTCGTGTCTATTGTAGAGTGATTTTCTGCTCGCCAAACAGTCTCCATGTTTCCCCAAGGATCAGGATACCGCTGTATGGAGTTCGTCATGGGGCTTCCGTAGAGAGTAGCCCACGAAGGATAACTGCTCGTTGTACGAGAAGCGCGACCGTCAATGTCTCCCTGATTGTAAGGAAGGAGTTGGAATCTGCCCACATACAGTTCTGTTCCTGCTGGCAATGACGGGAAAAAACTCAAACCACATAGACTTACAACAGTATCAGAACCAGCGGTAGATGGACCTATCTTGGTTCTGCTCACTCGATACCATCCGTTACCAATGTCTTGAATTGTCGCCTGTGCAGAATCGTTTGTGCCAAGACCATATATGTACGCTGCTATGTTAGAAGGAAGAGGGGTTCCGTCTACTTTACGAACACAAACACTAAAAGTCCATGCAATTGCAGTGCGAGTGTCCCGCCAAGCAACATTATTGTTTCTATTGTCGATATAAAAGTTTGCGTTGGCTGCCAAAGTGATTTTATAAACTTCATCCGTTCCCAAAGCGGGTGTTCCCGCTTGCTGAGTAACACGAACCGCTGACAGGTTGCTGCTAGGATCTCCACGCAACGACACAGGATCTACAGGCTTCAAGACATTTATAGGAGTAGGAACAAAACTCTGGTCGCGCAGCAAGTCTGCGCTAAATCCAGAAAGATACTCACTCACACAAGCAGTCCTACCCGCATCAAACGAATAGATCAGATTCTTGGAAATCAAATAGTCTTCCGTGTTTGGAGGCGACACCGAAGCAACCCTGCGTCCAGTGGAGCGCGACTTGTTCAGTCCCTGATCTCCGTTCAGGAACACATCAATCTTGTTTTCAGAGTCACGAACGGCTTCTCCGACACAGATGCCCAAGCACGCTCCCGACACATGGGGATCGTACACGATGGTGTTCTGAAGCACGCCTGTCTGATCGCCGTATGGACGGAACCCAAACACTCCTGCTGGAGGCAGTGACGCGCCAGGATACATCACCGTGCCATTGGGAAGAATGCTGTAGTACGCACTCGTCTGCTGTGCGGCTGTTCTGTCCTGTTCGTTGTAAGACCGACTGAACAGCACGGAGTCAAATCGCACGGACGGATTAGCCGAAAGATCACAGTTCGTGTTTCGTGATCCGAGCAGTCCGTAGCCGTAACTCAACCCATCACGGGTGGACTTGTAGACCACGAAAATGTCTGCGTCATCGGTGATCTTCAGTGGACGCTTCAGATACAGGTGCTGTCCCGTGAGCATTGCAGCAGCACTGCTGCCTGTTCCTGTGGTGTATCCAAGTCCAACCACGCCACCGAGAGTAGCACCCGCGTATACGGAAGCAGGAGCAAACACGATTCCACCGTTGAACGAAACGCCTGTTGCGCCACCGAATCCTGCTGTTTGCAGGGTGGGACGCAGTTTGTCAATCGTGACTCCCGCGTACACAATGCTTGTTATTCCAGCACTGCTGTTCACCGTGGACGCAGTTGGCACAACAGGATTGATTCCGTTCCACATTCCAAGAATGGTAATAGAGTGTCCGTTTCTAGCCGTGTGTGGCGTAGTGTTATGGAATGAAGAGTCCATGTAGAATGTTTTGCCGTATCCTGCAAAAACAGTTCGCCTTACAACACCATCTACTCGGTAGACAATGTTTGGCTCAACATATTCTATTTCACAAATGGTGTTGTCAAACGCGGAATAATTTGTGCCTGCATTTTCTAGTGTTGTTGCATTAACTGTTTTTTCGTATACCGATAGTGTTCGCGTAAGCGAAAGCGTTGAAGAACTGTTTGAATATGGTCCTCTGCTGTAAATAGAATAATCTATAGTAGTATAAGAACTACTACTAGCAAGATCATATGGATCCGAAGAATTCAGCCCAACCATCATCAGTCGGTCTGTGGTGAATCCACCGCACAATCCATTGAAAACCCATTGTAGTCGCGTGATTGGATCTGTTGTATAAACCTGTCTGCCCCATACTGCTTCTCCCGCACCCGCATTGAGAGTACTCGTGAAAACCCCGTTCCACTTGTCCCATGTCGGTGGCATCGCATCATTTCTTGACGGAGAGGCGTCCCGCCACACATCGGCACTCACACCGTTTGCCACAGCACCACACACGCCGATATTCTCTGGCTTCAACCACAAGACCAGACCAGAAATGGTATCGGGATCTGGTCCGCGTTCGTGACCGAGCCGCCAAGAAGCCGTGCTGCCGAGCGGTGCGCCGATGGGATTGTGTGAAGTTCTGCCGCCTTCAGGAACATAGCACCAAGTGTAGCCCAACGATGATCCCACGAACACAGTGCCGTTCGCGGTGGTAGTGCCGTTGGGTCCAACCTGTGCAGTGCTGCCGATGTACGGGTTGTATCCAAGCGGATACAGGTCGCCTGTTGCGCCCAACCAGTAACCGCTTGCGGTCACTCCGTTGTTTCTCAGGTCAATGGTTGTGCCAGTGGTGTACGGCGTGTATCGCCCGATCACGGGAACTTCGTAATATGTGGCTTGGGCAGAAGAGGTCAGAGCGTTGTCCAACTCGCTCTTGAACAGCACCGATCCGAACATCCTCATGCCAGCAGGGTGAATGATGCTCTTCAGCAGATCAAAATATGTCTCAAACGAGACTTCGCCCTTCAGCACATACGAGAAGTCTTGGTAGTAGTGTCCGTCCTGTATCTTCTTGTTTGACGAAATCTTGCCGCGATTTCCCGCAAAGTATCCAGGATAGTTTGTGACGGCACTGCGAACCGCAAGCACCCGAGCAGATTGCGCTCCGCTCTCGCTGAAGATGTTCAGTACAAGGTCGCCAGAGTAGTTGATTCCAGAGTTTGCGATGCCAATCTTCTTGACACCACCCGCAAAACTCACTTGATCAATCTTTGCAGAGAAGCCCACTCCGTTTGCGTCAATGACGGTCGCCGTGTCTCCGATGCGATATCCCTCACCAGCATTCTCAACAAAGAAATCGCCAAGCACGGAGTACGCAACTTCCTTCCACTCCTCGTCACCGTTCGCAATATACACTTCCTGACCAGGCAGGAAGGTGCCGTTGATGTCGGAAATGAAGAACTCAGTGACGGGCAATCCGTTGAACGAGTACTGCACAACGCTCTCAATGAAAGCACTGGCAACGAGTTGCGTTCCAGAATACTGATTGAGTTGTCCGTTGTTGCCGCCGAAAAGTGCCGATCCGTTGGAAGAAGTGGTCTTGACGGATTTTGGTTCCACCCACTGTCCGTCCGAAACCTTCAGGATGTCTTCCTTTGGATAGTAAATCTCAAGGTCGCTGTCGTACAGTATGCGGAACAGGAACTTGTACGCGCTCTCCGTTCCCTTGTTTCCGTAGAAGTCACGGATTTTCTTCAGAAGGGTGTTCTTGTTCGGCTTGTTTCCGCTTGGATTAGTGGCAAGCACTTCGGGGAAGGTGAGCAGATAGGTGTTCTTGAAGTGCGAGTAGAACTCGTCAAGGCTGCGGTCTGAATCGTAGATGGTGTCCAACTTGCCAAGCACATATCCCGCGTTGTCCTTTTGATCAAGCCACTCGTAGTATGCCTTGATGAACAGGACAAGTTTCCGATAGTCCGTGCGAATGAAAGACGGAAACTGCTCTTCAATGAACGGAGACAGTATGTCTTCCAGTGCCTCGGCTTCGGTATTGAGGATTATGTTCTTGGGATCCATCTATTACGCTTTCAGGTTCTGCTTGCGGTTCGTTTGCGACTGAACGCTCAACTTCACGGAATCAGAGTAGCCTCTGTTGATCCGCACGATTTTGTTCTCAAACACGAAGATGTCCTCGTTGCGTGGCTCTACGGTGATCGTGAACAGCACCGATGTGCTTACGGGAGCGAACGCCGAGTTGAACGCGATCTTTCCGTTGTCGTAGTCCACGGTTCCGATGCGCGGATACACGGTGTAGATCGTGCCGCCGCTGTTCTTTGCAACAAGATTCAGTATTCCATTGCCGTCATCATTCACGAAAACATCGCTGATGACGATCCCATCGGTGTCTACATGGGAGAATGTGGAAGACGACACAATCGTGGAGTGACCGCTGTGGGGATGATACAGCGGATTTCTGAAATCCACGGTGAATCCTTTTGACAGCACAAGTTTGCTCAAGTTCACTGTCTTGCGGATCTTGATCTTCGTGTCATTGCTCAAGATGGACGAGTCAAGGCGGTTCAGTCCTTCCGTGAGTTTGGACAGGTAGAAGTTTGAACCGAATCGCTCAAGTGTGGTGGCAGAATATGTGAAGATGTACGCCACCATGAGAGCCTTCAGTGTTCCGATTCCCAACGAGGTGCGGGTGGGATCGTATGTGACAAGCGAATCAACTACCAAGTCAATGTAGTCGGGATCCACGATTTCGGGAGTGACCGTGACCACCGAGCGGTTTTCCTTCAGCGTCTTTGCAAGACTGCGCTTCTCTTCCGTGGTGAGTGCGGTTCCTGTGCGCGGCTTCACGGCAACAAACACCTTGCCGTACTGTGGAGGCGTTACCGTTTCACCGCCATAAACATACACGGAATCGGCAGCAGGATAGTCCTTGATCACCGCAGAGGTATAATCATCCTCTGTTACCGCACGATTCTGCGATTGATAGAAGCGGGGAGCAAGGAACTTGATCTTGGAAACGCTCTCTTCCAATGCACCGCCAGAGGATGCGCTGATCACGCCGATGTTTCCAAGACCAGCAATATTGGATGTGAACGATTCAATTCCGTTGCCTTCATCACCGTTTGTTTCAAGATACTCCACGATCACGATGTTTCCTGCCTCTGGCTGCTGACCGAGGAAATCGTCACCGAAGAACAGTTCATACATCCCCGACTCCTTCTCCTGAAGGAAGAACACCTTTGAAGTGGGTGTCAGGTCAATATACGATTCCGAATATGCCCATGTGTCCTCTATGCCTGTGTTGTCGTTTGCCGAAGCCTTCACGCGCACCTTGATGGTGCTGGTGTCAATCTTGTCGTTCGGGATGAGCAGCACGGAAGACGGCTTCTTCGTTGGGTCATACACATAACTCATGCGGCGCAGGGTTCCCTCGTAGACCTCCACATCCTCAAACTGCTGCGTTTCGGAGTTTGCGTAAACGGTGTCAAGCAGCACGAAACGGTACTGCGTTCCTGCAAGATCAGTTCCCACGAACTCGGATCCACGCGCAAGATAGGTGCTTTCCGATGCGCCAGCGGCAGAGATGCCAAGCACGGCTTTTGCTGATCGGCGCGATGTCGGAACATATCCAAGAGTCTTTGCATGGGAAACCACGGACGGGCGAAGAGCCGCACTGTCAAGGAACATCTCGTTTGCGACCATGTTTGCGTAGAAAGCCTGATAGTGGGTGTTGTACGCCAGAACATCAAGCACCGTGGACAGCACCGACCCGTCAAAGTTGTAGTCTTTCAGCGTTTCCTGCGACTGCAAGAACGCCTTCAATGACGATTTTGCGTCATCAAAGTCAAGACCCACAATGTTGAAACTGTTCGTGTTAGCCATCAGCGCAGCCTTTCTAGTACGACAGATACCCTGTCGGTTTTTCCAACGCCTATCACGGAATATTCAACATTGACGGTGTAGTAGTTCTGATCAGGATTGGCAATCACATCAACCAGCACATTTCCGACTCGCGGCTCATGGCGGTTGATGGTTTGCAGAATGCGGTCGCGGATCTCCATCGTGGTGATGGCATCAATGGGTTCAAACAGGAGCGGACGAAGTGATCCGCCGATGGTGGGCTGAAACAGCCGCTCTCCGAAAGATGTTGACAGCAGGCACTTCAGTGCCAAACGGACAGCACCATCGTCCCGAACCGTGAGCAAGTCGTTTGTCTTCGGACTGCGCGTGAAGTTCGGGTCTATGTCAGAGAATACTGGCTTGGTGCTGTTGCTCGTTATCCGTAGTGCCATTACTTCTTTCCCTGATTGTATGACAGGTATGCGTTTATGTTCTGTGTGCTGTCTTCTATCAACTGCTCCAACGACTGCTGCGTGATGCCTTCCTTCTCAATCTCATCCAGCGAATCCGCCGAACACCAGTGGCAGCACAGGAATCCCATCGGAGTAAGTCCGTCCATGCACTTCAGCGGTACGACACTGAAGTATTCTACGCTATTTATCTCAAGTCCAGAACGAAATGCGGACGGCTGTAGGGTGTCAACCTGTATTATTTTCCCTGCCCGTTCTTCCATCAGGGGAACGATATCCATGTATCGCGTGAGCAGCACATCCTGCGATTCAAGTATCATGCTCTGCGTGGGGGCAGCGCACGACTCATGGGTCACCGAAAACCGCTTGATGGAGGTTCCGTCCGCGAATAAACCACCGTTGTGGAACTGAAAGATCAAGCAACGGCAGGCGCGAACCGTGACCCGCAGTTCAGTAAGCATTTCGTGTATTTGGGTGTGGGCTTCCACGAACCGCCGCTCCTTCTGCGGACTCCACATGGTTTTTTTCTTACGCAGGATTCCCCATGCACCGATTCCTATGCCAGCAAGCAGCACCCCGAGCAGTTCTCCGAATGCAAGGGCAAAGTCTCTGAAAGAACTCAAAAAATCAGCAGCATCTTTCATCGGTAGCCTCCAAATCCTGTGGGCGTACCTCCACGAACTGCATTCAAGAAATCTGGACTCACAAGACTGCCGTTTAGCGTGCTGCCCAACTTGAAGCACGGATCGGTGTTTGCCTCATTTATAAGATTGGCGAGCGCATTGATGCTCGTATATTTTTGAATAAAGTCTGCTGCCTGATTCTGTAGGGCTTCTGCTGCATCCATTAGACCTGCGATTGCGCCGTTTGCAGCGTCCAGTGCGCCCGCCGCCTTGCCTAGAGCCTCCTGAAACTGCCTCACGGCATCGGCGGTTGCGGTTCCGAGGTTGTTGTCGGAGAACTGATTGAGTATTTTTTCAAGATCCACATTTGCCGCGACCGCATAGTTGATGGACAACTGACCGTTCTGATTCACGACATTCAGACCCACCCCGATGTCCAGACCTTCTATTCCCAGAGCGCACTGCATTTCCGCAAACAGGCTCAACGAACTGATGATGTTGATCAACTGATTGGGATCCGTGAAACGATTGCACTCGTTCTCAAAAGCATCAACGCGATTGTCAAGCACATTGATTGCGCCTTTTACCCGATTGAGTTCGGGAAGTGCGGTGGTAAGCGCATTGGTGGAACCACCCACCTGTGCAGCCTGTATGAGTTGTTCTATCCTGAATGCGTTTGCGCCACCCAACTGCCGTGCTATACCAATAGCAGCAGCGTTCGGATTACGCAACATCTCGTTCGTCAATCCGAAATTGAGAATTCCTCTTTCGCCGTCAGTCAGGGTTTGCTTGCACGGACAGTCTGCCATACGCTCTCCTTTATTGAACAGAATATTTAGGTATGATGACAGACGATGTAACGAGCCACGCGCCACCATCGGAGTCCACCGTCAGCGGTCGTCCTGTTTCGCTTATGAGCGTCAGACCAGGCTTTGGAGTTATTCTCCACACATACCTGCCTGCGTTGTCGCCGCCTGCTGCTTTCGTGCCGCTTACCACATAATCCGTCTTGAAAGAAATACGACTCTTCGTAACCACTTCTGGCGAGAAGCCGCCAAGCAAGTCATTCACTTCGGTCATTATGGCATTTAGTTCAGAGCAACTAGTGTCATATATGCCAGCAGGAGCATCGTCAAGAGCATCCGTTGCATTGAAGAAATAGAAGTGTTCTGCGCCCATGACCGCAGAGTGACGAACAAGTTCGTAATAGAAGTTCTCTCCGCTGCTAGGAGAGTCTGCTTGCCCCTGTGTTATGCCAACCACATAAGCGTTGCTAGGCTTCAGTGCCTTGGATCGCAACCACGGTCGCAGTTTATCGTCAGGACTTGTCCGTCTAGCAGCCCTGATCTGCTGCATATCCACCAAGAAACAGTTCCATATGCTGTTTTTAAATGTTGGCAAAGCCAATGTCGTGGCATTTGTTTCGTTTCTGATGATGCGGGTATCATCATACGGATCAATCACCCAAGCAAAATCAAAATTCCAAGAGCAATAAAGATTGGGAGAACTGCTGTCTCCAACAGTTTTTTCCTCAAATTTCGGATGCCCATACACATCGTATGCCCAATCGCGGTCTTTCGTGGCATAGCATCGGTAGTTGCTCATGCCGATGTCAGGATAGTGTTCCTTTGCCGTATCATGGAAACAATAGGTGAGACTCGCGTTTCTTATGGACGCAAGACCACCGTTCCAATAGATGTAACTAGGATTCTTTTGCGGGTGCCGCGTCGTGGCTGCCTCTAGTGCGCTGTTGTTTGGATACTTTCCGTCCTGCTTCAGTACGGTATTGAGAGGTCGTGCGCCATACCACTCCTGCTCTGCGCGAGGATCGGCTTGCATTGTCTGTAGTGCCACTTTAGCAAGTTCCGCAGTTGGCTGTGCGTTAAACGCATCTGCGGGAAATCCCTCGGTATCAAACACAAGATAATCAATGTTCGCGCCGCGCTGCTTCAGTCCCGAACACATGACTTTCCAATCTTGATATATCTGATTTATGGCGGTGGCTCCCCATATAGAGGCAAGTGTCCATCCGCTGCCCTTGAGGTTGTCTGATCTGCGATTGAATAGAAATACTCCGTGAGCGCGATCTCCATATATCGCAAAATTACTGGCATTGTATGTGTTGTAGTCGCCAGGAAACTCTGGTGGATTGTTTGCCAAGAAGGTGTCAATGTCGGCTCGTTTTTCGGTGGGATTTTTGTAATAAACATATCCGCCCCAATAGTAGACTGGAGCCAACACTCGCATACCCTCTGGCAGGGCATTCAACCCGTTCACGATGCCGTTCATTCTGTCTCTGTATGCAGCAACGGTCTGAATTTTGGAAAAGTATTGGGTGGCAGAATCGTCAATATACGACTGTGATGCATTCGGCGCAGTCAACCATATCAGCGGCTTCACATATTCGTATCTGTTGAAATCATCCGAAGTCAAAAGATCGGCACTCGCACTTTTAGTGGTCTTTCCCGTGACAGGAGCATACCAAGTAGCAACCCATATCGGTCGCGGAGTCTCGGGAGGAGTATACGAAAACTGTGGAGCAACACCAGGATTTCTGCTTTCCGTCCCTCTGCTTGATGTTCCGACCGTGAATGTGGACGAACCAGTGGCTTGGTGTCCGCAACTGGCTTGGCTTGCAGATGTGCATACAGGAATACCGTTAATCAGGAAACTCGGAGTTCCGTTTAGCATCACTGCATTGCTGTGTTCATTCTTGCCGTGACTCTGCACGGGATTTCCCTGAACGGCTACAGGCAAGCCATCCAAGAAAAAATCTGGGTTGCCGACCTGAATCGTGCCGCCCGCCGTGTCAAGATATGCTCTAGAAACTCCATTGCCTGGCATTACAACTCCTTAATATGTTCCGCCTTCAATCACTGTGGTTCCAAGACGATCACCTAGCACGACAAAGCCAGAACCCTCGTCTTCGGGAATGTAACCTGATGTCTCCGCGACATTGCACACATACGAAACACCGTTTCGTTCCACGACATCGCCGTACACATAGACCTCGTAGTTGGACGAGCCTTCCACATACTTTCGGTGTCTTCCTCTGTAGTTCAAGAGCCGCCTCCCTTTACATCAACCCGTGTCGGAGTGACCGCTGGCTTGCCAGAGTTTACTTCAATGCGCTTGCCTTGCTGCAACACCATGACATTGCTGTCGGTGATGAAAGATATGGAGCGTCCCGAGAATCCGATGTCTCCGTCAGCGTAGAACTCCATCTGCTTGCCTGATGCTTTCAGCGCACCCTCAATCTGAAGATTCACATCATTGCTTGCCAGTATGTTCGTATTGCCGTTTATCTGTATGTTGCCGCCACCGTTGATGGTGAGATTTATGGCACCGTCAACGACAAGGTTCAAGCCTTCGCTGCCTGATATGTGGATCTTCTTGTTGCCGTGTACGATTTCGTAATCATCGCCCACGATCCGCTGTACGCGGGTGCCGTCTGGACTTGTTTCCCATCCGTTTCCGATTTCAGTGAATGATCCTGACTTGTGAAAATGGTGTATCCGCTCCGCGCCTGGCGTGTCATCCCATTCCTCAATGTGTCCGCTCTCGGTGTAGCGAACATGGTTCTTTGGATATTCTGCTGCATAGGGAGTGGACGGCTCGCTCCACTTGGATGCGCCCTTGATGTCTGGCGTGCTTTGGATGTCCGTCTGTACCGTTGAAGTCTTGTACGCTGCGACAGTGGACTTCATCTCCTCCTTGTCGCTGTTTCGCGCAAGGCGGTTCGTGTCTTGCTCTCCGATCACAGACACACCAAGAGGAAACTTCTCGTCATCCACATCACTCTGCTTTGCGGGATACCGTCCGCTGCCATCCGCAAAGCCTTTCGTTACATCGGCTTCCTTCAGTGGAACACCGCCGAAAGACCCGATGATCACGGGATCCTGAGCGTCCTCGCCGTCTCGGAAAAATCCGAACACATGGGAACCCACAAGCAGCCCCGTGGGAGACTGCCCTATTCCTGAAAGAGCAGCACTGGTGATGGGCTGCATGGGATATGCCCACGGCAGGCATTCGGTCGGCAGTTCAGTCTTGTCGTGGACATGGAATCCGTAAACACGAACGCGGCACCGCCCAAGGTACAGTGGATCGCCCACATCCTCTACAACGCCGTGCCACCACACGAATCCGTCTTTTCCTAGGAATCCTGACATTACACCCCCATGCCGTTTCTAGACAGTTCCATCTTGCAGGAGTAAGCCGTACCGAGAGTGTGCTTGATGCTTGTCACCAAGTACTCGCCGCTCAGGTTCTTGTCGTCCCGATCCTGAATCGCCGTGACATCCGACTGCGGCTTGGGAACCCGAATGCGAACCACATCACCAATGCGGCGGCGACTGTCTCCGAAAACCTGCATGACCAGTTTCTGCGTGAGGAACGCATTCATGTGATACTTGCGCTTCAGAAACACCGACTCAGTTTGGAAGTTGTCAATGATCTGATTTCCCTTTGTGTGTACCGTGTATGGAGTAGACGGCATATAGAAGTACGCTCCACCGCCAGTCTTCAATGCATTTTCTAGAGGTGCATCACCTTTTCGGATTCTCTGCACATCGCCCAACTTCTTCATGGAATCAAAAACATCTCCCTCGTAGAACTGCATATGACGATCTTCTTTTCTCACCAGATCGTGAACCTGCATACGAGCAGCGACCAGACCTGTTATGATGTTTTCAGCCGCATCAAATCGTGACAGTTCCTCTAGTTTCTGAATCTTGTGATACCGATTGGGCAGAACGCTGCTGAACCCGAGTTCCTGCTTTGTGCCTTCTGCGGTTCCGATGTTGCCGATGGTGTACAGATATGTGATGGGATTTTTAGATCCTGCTTCAAT